AGGCTTATTTTTTATTTGACAAAGTCTTTTATAATATCTTTCTTTTTGTAATGCTTTTTCTTCTTCTTGACTAGTAGCCGTCATAACTTGTTGCATTTCTCCTTCATCAAAACTATTAGCATTCTCCCACATCATTTTTTTAAATTCAATTAAATCTTCTTTAGAACAGAGTTCCTCGGGGCACACAAGGTCATCGAATATTGTTTTGTCCCATTGATAGACTCCCCATATTGATAGGGTTACTGCCATTAGCTGGCACCTCCCTCCAATCCACCCACAACTCTTTTTTGGTCAGGCCAAACATGTTGTGGACGGCTTCGCATGATTTTTGGAGTTCTTGCAACCATAGAGCACATTTAGATTGTGTTTCTAAGGAGTTGCGTTCCACCTCAGCTCGGATGAGGCGTTCCCCCTTGCTCTCATTAACGGTGGGTATTCCCACTTCTCTATCAAATGCTAGTTCAATAGCGCGAGATACGTCAATGATGTCGGGGGCGATGAAGGTTTGTTTAAGGCTTTGGTTGAACAGCATGAAGGGGGACGCGTTATCAGCTAGGGTTTTAGAGGATTGTGTTCGGGCCACAACTGCGGGAACGCCCGATTGAATGTCGTCGTAGAGTTTTTTTAATGTCTCAGCTTCGTTTTTATTGGCGGCTCCCATAACATAGGCTAATTTAGAATTAAGCAAATTGGTGACGAGAGTTGCGTGGCATGCGGCGAGCTGAACAGCGTAATAATGAACAATATCCATTATTCCATTATAATTAGGTTGCAGCCGCATAAGAACGCAATCCACGCCTATACGGGGGTCGCGCAGGCCCTGGAGAAGTGGATTAGAGATGATAGCGTTAGTCGGCTGATAGAAAACATCGTAGCCGCGCAGGCCGCAACCTTGCGGTATAACACCAAACTTATCAGTGTTAATGATTGCAAGGAATCCCCAGGAATAGAGAACGTATAAGAAATAATTCTCTGCCCAAGTTTCGGGGAGCACCCAGTTGAAAACCGCAATAGCTTTCTGGAGCAGGTATCGCTCCCAGTAGCGAGAAGTTGCATTATCGGATAAATGCAGCTCTGACGGTGAATAGGTTCCATCAACACGATTAGCGTAATCATAATAAAAGGGCGGGCCGCTACTCATAATAAAATCCTCCGTTCATTAATTGTCTTATTTCGTTGTTCTCTTTTTCAGTCCCAGGGGTTGAAATTTCAGCGTTACTCACTTGTATGAAGCCGGGTATTGTCGATATCTGACGCCGTGAACACAAGGGCCTCCCGCGGTTGAGCACGTCTTCGTCAACTAGTTCGTTAAAATATGCCAAAGCGGTTGGACGCTCTGAAAAAGCGGCGAAGCCTCCATTACTTCCTAAGTAGGAAGCGCTCGGGAGTTGTCGAGCTGCGGCGTCTGCCACATGGCTTAACTCGCCGACAAGACTGTTTACTCCAGACGATGGAGATAATAACGCGTTGGTCACATTCATGGAGCTTTGTATATAGTCAATGACAGACACGCCGGCGCTCACGATCTGAGTGTATGCTGTCGGGACACCAACCCTCGCTTCATATTGAGCGAACACGCGATTAAGTATGTCGAGCAAAAACAAAGTTCCTGTGCCGTTTCGGAGGTCAACTGAAACGCGTACATTCATGGTGTTGTTATACGGGAGCTTATCGGGCGGCACGGAAATAGCGCCCCAGGGCGGGGCGAATAGGACATATTCCGAATAGGGGGACTTGTTGAGCCATAGACCTCTAGTTTCGCTTTGGGGGTGCAAAGGAAAGGTTATAGTGAATGACATAGTCGCTCTTCCATCAGCGGGGATTAGAGAGTACGAGCCGTGCTCAGCAAAACCGAATCGGATAGGTGAGGAGCCTGCACCTGAATCGGGTAAAACAAATGGGAACCAAGTGATGGATTCAATGAATTGTAGGGGGTTGTATTGCGCTTTCAGTTGGGGGAAACTATCAACATATCCTGGGACAATTTCTTCAATCGCCTCATCACTGAACGCCCAATCCAGGGCGCTCGCCAGCTGACTAGAGGACATGACTAAAAATTGAGTAGATGCAACCCTATTCCCTACAACATAAGTCCCGCCCTGTATGCTGTTCGCCCAATTAAATCCGCCAGATATACTCCCCACGTCGCTTACCGGCTGGGACTTGGCGGGATAAGTGGTATCAATTACCCGGTTATCAAAGGTGGCAGCGCTCCGGATAACATACTCGGTGGCGCTTCCTATTTCGTCTCTCCAGGACGCTAACACGTCACAGCGGGCCGATAAAACCCACAATCCCGAATCCCATGTCCAATTTTCAATCCAATAGTACCGATTCCAGGCGGGGACGTACAAGAAATTATATATGGGGCTTTGACCGATTCTTTGGAGTTCGATAACGGGCGTGAGGATTGAAGATGGTGAACGGATTACACCTTCAACCTCTAGCCCGTCACCATCTGGCCTGCCAGTGCTATTGGGGTGCTTAGTCACCTGGTAAAGATTTATCAACATAGTTATCCACCTCATGTGTAAAGCCCGCCCGAACGGGCGGGCTTATGTTTAATCCATACACATAACGATAACGTTTTCGGTGAAATCGTTCCAGTACTGCACCAAGAAGTGCCACCAAGTAACCGAGAATCCGCCTTTCGCATGGAAAGGTGTCACGCCAACCCATTCATTCGTGATATTGTACCCGGCTGCTTCTTCGTCCATGATGACGCCAAAGACGTTCGGCAGAGTGACAGTTTCCGTCGCGGTAGTCAGGGTGCCATCCGTGTTAAGGTAGACAGGTGTGGTCATAATGGTGTCTGGCGATTGCGGATTCTGCCAGAAGTTTACCGTTTCGGTGTCCGCAAACCTCAAGTAGTTGTCATGAAAGGTTGTGGCCAGAACACGGCTGTCCATCATATAGCGCTCCGGAGCGAACAGATATACTCGCTGGCGCTCGTAGGGGGTATGACGAGACACCGGGCCACCGGTGATATTGATATGATGTAGCTGTGTCCGGTCAGTGAGAGACGCTGCAAGAGAGGCTACGCGCCCATAAACCCATTGAATGAAAGCGGTGTAGTTTTCCGGGAGCTTAATCTGTTCAGCGGTGAACGTGCCGCCAGTCTCGGTGTTGTATTCGGTGAGAAGATGTACAACCTGGTTGGGTGAGGCTTTAAACACGCCGGTCATTAAGTTAGCGAGCACCATTCGGGACATGCTTTCATTCTTCTGCTCAAGCATATCGGCGATATTTTGCGCCATCATCGTGTAGTAACTCGCCAGCTCATCCGGTCCACGAAAAGCGCTTTTCAGTTGGTCCCGCCACACGGTGTAAGGAAGGGCAACGGCCTCCTGGCCGTACCAGTTTGTTTGTAGAACCTTGGGACGAGGCGCATTATACTGGTCACTGTCTTCCAGCATCGTTGGGTCGTAAGTGGGATCGTCCACGAATTTAGGGTCGATGGGGTTGAGCTTTCTTACATGGTTTCCGTACTGATTGGCGGTCACACGAAGACCTTTAAACTTGGCGTAGTATGGGCGGATGGAGAAAATGGTACGGGCAAGAACCTGGCTGATAGCAGTGTTCATCGGGTCGTATCCCTGGAGAAGCGCTGTCTGGGCAACTGAAACAAAGGACGCGGTATCGATTACCGCCTCGGGCTTTGCGCCAGTTGCTTGCGCCACAATTTCATTTAGAACAGTGGAAATCTGGTCGAAGCTCAAGGTGTTGGCCATATAATCATTCCTTTCGCGGTGCGCCTAAGATTTTTGCAACTACGTCATCGGCGGAGGGTTGAGGGGGCTGTTCACTCTGCCGAAGCGCCAGGCTGTGTACATATGTTAACATTTGATTCATTTTTTCCATCAGCTCTGGGGTGCCACCTGTGCCGCCCTCTGTCACCGGCTCGAGCTTAGGCGCAGGCTCTAGCCCGGACACTGGCGCAGGTGCTAGTTCCGGGGTACGCATCGGGCCGTCAAATTCCTGCACCCTCTCATTTCCGAATCCGCCGAGCAGCTCGACGATTTCATTTTTTGTGAATCCAGCCTGGCTCAGCGCAATAATGTCCTGGACTTTGCTCATGCTTCTGTTTCCTCCTTCAAGATTAGTGTATCAGTTAAGTGCTGAATAACTAAAGTGTTATTGTTGACAGCTTCGAGCATCTTCTCAACATCCGCCCGATGCAGCACATTCAATTTATGATTTTGGAGAAAAAGGGCGATGCAGCAACAGATAGGAAAACCTAATGTTGAAATAATTTGCACCCACTGTTCCAACGACAATCTCTCCTTATATTCAAGATTAGGGGGTTCGCGCGTTGAGCCGACGCGTGGGCACCCTTCCGGGGCTGCTCTTGCCCGCCCCCTATACTGTTATTATAGAACATCTGTTTGTGAATGTCAATATTTTTTACCGAAATATGAACGAAAAATTGCTTCACACACATATTCTTCGAATGTGACTAACCCCTCAATATACGCAAACCAAACAAAGGCAAAATGTCGTCTAAAACGTTCTAGCTCCACCTCTGTGCTACCAAAACGGGGCGCGCCCCCAGCGTTGTCATGAGACGTGATATAAATCTTTCGTCCACTTCTTTGACGAAGAATAGTTAGTTCTCCAGCCCTACATAACGGCGTGTAGTCCTTGAAGTTCTTAGAGGCAATATTAGTGCGCACATTTTGGGAAAATTGATTATCCAGGGCCATATCATTAAAAGCTGTGCCTTCCGTTAACTTATAGAGTGCAGTATCCTTTTTCTGTTCACTAATAGGGGAGCTTTGCGGGATGATGAGGGCGTACCCCTTCTTCTCGTCCACATGCACCTCCTGTGATTTTTGGGACAGATTTTCCGCTACACGAATGAGTTGCAGCTCTTTGAATATAGGATTAATTATATTATTACTGTTGGCCATTGCTAAAAATTTTAACGGCTCTTTTCCCTCTATCTCCCGGTTACGACTGATGGTCTCATACGCATTGAACAACACGTCCGCTTCATTACGAATGGCGCGTTCATGTGTCTCAGGAATAAATTCATCAAGTATCATTAAATCATATGGTGTGCCATCAAGACCGCGCAAATTCGCCATAGTCGATAATGCAAGAATGAGACCTTGATATACTTCTTCTTTATCATTAAATAAAGAACATTCATAAATGTTATCTTCAATGGAGTGGCACTTGTAGTTTAACAAATTCTTCTCAGCATAGCGCCGGTATGGACTCAATTTCCCATTAGCAGCTATATTCGTTTGGCGCTGCATGCGCCGCATATAAATAGATGACAAACGGTTTTGACAACAATAATCGATAGAGCCGTAGGTTTTACCTATGCCACGTGCGCCAGCTATAAAAATAAAAGGAACAGGTAGTTCAATGATAGCTTTCATATTTAAATATCCATTATCTAAGTAAATGTTCATATTTCCTCCTGTAAAAAAAAGCCGCCGTATGGCGGCTATAGGTTACTCGCGAACAAGAGTGCAAGTGAGAAACTCTCTACCCTTCCTAGAGCTGGTCGATTTAACAATGTGGATTACCGGAGTATTGAAGCCGCATTCGACCATTGTGAGAAACTCCTCAATAATTGTCGGAGACACTCCGGCATAAACAGTCCCCGTCATGTTTTCTTTAAAGGCAAGAACGTCCCTAGAACCATAGGCACCATCAGACCTAAACAACACCCAATCCTGGATATCAATATCCTGGTCAACCTTGTCGAGAAACGACTTGCTTTCTCCACGGATAAGTTGGTACACACCGATTTTGTCCTTCAACAGAGTGTCACTTGATGCTCTTAAAATTTCCATTTACATTCTCCTTTTTAGTTTTTCTTTATTATACCATTATTAAATATGGTTGTCAATAAGAATTCGCATAGACGTTTGATTGTATTCATACAAAATTTCTTCGTAAGTTTTGGTAATTCCTAACGTATACTCGTGTGGTATAATAGAAACATTACTTGTAATAACAATTGTTTTCCCGTCTTGTGTCTTATAAGGAATTCTTTTACCCCCATAATCATTATAGTGGGCTTCAGCGCCTCCGCTCTCTTCAAAAATCAACCCCGGCTTAAAACATTCTAGTCCACCTTTTTTTTCTAGTTCTCTAGCGCCTTTCTTTTTATTTACTCCTGCTACAGTTATCACTATCTCACTATTGACAACACCTGCATATTTTTTCGCCCCCCAGGTGATGAATTCATCATACTCCGGTTCATTGTCAAAAACCCCCATATAGTGCCTCACATTTTTACAATCTACTGCTGTCGCATTGTGTGTCAGAGATTTATCCTGCCTATCCCGATTTATTCTTTCAAATTCTTTTTCACTACTCAAGGTGGGGATGTATTTAACACTATCAGTGTCGGCATATATAAAACCTTCACCGCTAGCACGTATGCCCTCCTCTAAATGATAACGAGCCCACGCGGTACACCAAACCCCCCATTGATATGGCATTGTAGGTTTAGCTTCATCCCAGTCCTGTTCACCTTTATTTACGATAATACCGTGTTCATATTTGTATATCGACCTCAAAGGCTTCTGTGCCGCCATACCATAGCAAGAATTTAATTTCTTTTTACTCTCCATATATTCCACCTCGCGCCCCTCCACACCTTTAAGAACAGTTTTATCTTTATAGTATTTTAATATTACCTCACGCACTTTAGATGGTAAATATCTATAGTTGCTGCTATATAATTCCAAGATTTTTATTTCTTTAAAATTATATTGAGATATAATAATCCTCCAATCAATGTCAGTTACTGTTATAACTAAAAATTTAGCTTTTAGAACTCTTCCATTATCATTAATAGCATCGCCCAACTT